TAGTAAAATATAATTATATAATATCAACAAGTATGAAAACACAAGAATTAAAAGAGATAATCAGATCAATAATAAAAGAAGAACTTCAAAAGACTCTTCCAACTCTTATTCCAAATATTTTGAGTGAAATATTAACTGGTCAAAGTAAAACCGTGGTTAGTGAAAAATTGGAAACACCAAAAGTTTTACAAAAACCATCTGAAAACATACAATCATTACAACCGGCAAAGAAAACATTTAAGAAATATACAAATAATGATGCATTAAATGCTGTATTGAATGAAACTGTAGGTGGAGTTCCAAGAGAAGGTTCTTATGTGGGATTAATGGGTGCATTACGAAGTGAATCTTTAGGTGGCGCTAATATTAATGAATCTGTACAGATTCCACAACAAATAACACCAGTTAATGAAGAACAGGCCAAAGTACTTAATGTTATTAATAGAGATTTTAGAAAATTGATGAAAGCAGTTGATAAGAAAAAGACATCAGGTCTTGGTGGTGGTGGTTTAGTATCAATGTCATAATATGAATCCAATTGGTTTAACATTACCTTTAAGATCTGGCATAAATGGGTACTTTGAGCAGTCATATGACACTCTTACTCAGATTAAAGCCAACATCACTAATTTTTTTAACACCAGACCAGGTGAAAGAAGATTTAACCCTCAGTTTGGTACAAAATTGTATCAATATCTATTTGAACAAAATATTGAAGGGTTTGATGACATTTTAAAGAATGTTATTAAAGAAGACATGAATTATTGGTTTCCAAATGTAATTGTAAATACTGTATTTTTAGACATTACAACCGCTCAAAAAAACAAGAACACTGATAATTATATAATAAGCATAAAAATACAATTTACGGTAAACAATCAAACTGATGTACTTGGATTAATTGTAACAAGCAATCTATAATAATATGGCCGAAACACAACCAAAATCCTTTCAACCTCTTAATAAAGATATTAGATATCTTAATAGAGATTTTGCATCATTTAAAGCTGGATTGATTGAATTTTCCAAGAACTATTTTCCTAAAACATATAAGGATTTTAGTGAAAGTTCACCTGGTACAATGTTTATTGAACAAGCTGCATATGTAGGTGATGTATTATCATACTACATTGATTATCAGTTCAAAGAATCATTGATGCCATATTCTGAAGAACGTAAAAATGTAATTGCTTTGGCTAAATATCTTGGATACAAAACTACTCCAACCAAATCATCCATAACTGAAATTGAATTGTTTCAATTAATACCATCAAAGGTTGATTCTGATGGAAATTATGTACCGGATGAAAAATATTGTTTGTCAATTAGAGAAAATATGGAGTTATTAAATAACTCTGATCAAAATTTCATTATAAGTGAACCAGTTGATTTTTCAGTTGATACTAGATTTTCTCCTAGAGAAGTTAGTGTATATTCTAGAGATGCATTAGGAGTTCCACAATTTTTCTTGTTAAGAAAAACTACTAAGGCATTTGCTGGTAAGATTGTTACTAAAACTTTCACTGTAGGTGCTGCTACTCCATACTATAAAATTGTATTGGATGAAAAAAATGTAGTTAATATAATTACAGTTGTAGATGAAGATAATAATAAATGGTATGAAGCTGATTATTTAGCACAAGATGTTGTTTTTACTGATATAGATAACTCACAAGTTACAGATGAAAATTTCTTTGTTTATAAATCAGAAGTATCAAAGATTATCAAATCATTAAAGACATCAAGAAAGTATGTAACAAGTATTACCGCAGATAATACAACTTATTTGGAATTTGGTCCTGGATTAGATAATTATTCAGATGAAATAGTTTATCCAAATGCGTCTATCATTGGCATTGGATTATCAAATATTAGAAATACAGATATTTCCTTAGACGGAAGTAATTTCTTAAAAACAAATACATTTGGTGCAGCTCCTGCAAATACAGTGTTGACTATCAATTACATAATTGGTGGCGGATCACTTTCAAATTGTAATGCAAATGAAATTACTAGAATTAGTTCATATCAACTATTGAATGATGCAACATCATTGAATCCAGATGAACAAACATTATTTAATACAGTAAAACAAACTTTAAGAGTAAATAATTATACTTCCGCAGTTGGTGGTGCAGATGAAGAATCTGTAGATCAAATAAAACAAAATGCTATTTTGAATTTTACATCACAAAATAGATCTGTAACTAAGGATGATTATTTAATTAGAACATATGCAATGCCGCCAAAATATGGTTCAGTTGCTAAAGCATATATAACATCTGATACAGATTTGGTTTTAAATTTAAAGAATGATATTTCAGGATTTGTTGATTATGATAACAATACTGCATCAACAAATAATTCAGTAGATAATTATTTTAGAAAAATTAATTATGATGTAACTAATCCATTTTCAGTTAATTTGTATGTCCTTGGATATAATGAAAATAAAAATCTAACACAAATTAATGAAGCTTTATTTTATAACGTAAAAGAGTATTTAAAAAAATATAGACTTCTAACTGATGGAGTAAATATTATTGACGGATATATTATTAATATTGGTGTAAATTTTAAAATTTTAACATATAACAATTATAACAAAAAAGAAGTGTTAAATAATTGTATTTTAAAAGTAAAAGACTTTTTTAATATTGACAAGTGGAGTTTTTCACAACCAATCAATTTGAGTCAATTGGAACTGGAAATTGCAAGAGTAGAAGGAGTACAATCTTTAACAAATGTTGAAATTGTAAATTTGACTTCAAAGGATGGTAATTACTCACCACATGAATATGACATTTTATCCGCAACAAAAAATAAAATAATATATCCTTCATTAGATCCATGTGTTTTTGAAGTTAAATATACTGACATAGATATCAAAGGAAACGTATTATAATATGCACACATTTTTATATCCACAAAAAGATACATACATAACCAATGAGGTTGTATACGTTGACAAAAACTTTGGTATTGATGAAATTTTGGAATTGAAGGCACATCCAAATGTGACCAGAACAACAATATATTATCAATCATCTTCAATCAGTCAATCTGTTTATACCAATTTAGAATTAAACAATTTCACAGGAAATATTAGTGGATCTAATACATCAATTGATTCTAGTGGATATGCCAATCTAAAATTTATTAGTAATTCATCTATATCTTTTACAGGATCTTTAATTAATGGTGCAAATATTACTGGTAGTGTATCAGGTGTAGTATCAACCTCTTCAGTTTTAAATGGTACTACGTATGGTTCATCTGGACAACAATCCGTTGCACTTTCAAATGTAAGCGGAAGTTTAAATGGTTTTTCTGGTAGTTTTGTTGGAAGTTTAAATGTAACAGGTTCATTAATTGGTAATTTTACAGGATCAATTAATAATGCTTCTGGTAGTTTAAATAATTTTTATGGATGTATAAGTGGGTTTGTATATGGAACACAAAGTTTGTATATTCCGTATTTTACATACATAGATGTACCTGATTACAGCAGAATTTTGATTAAGTTTGATACAACTGAGATTTCTAAGTCTATATCCAATGGTTCAATAACCAGTGACGTTACATTTAAATTAAAGTTGAAGACAACACAAGCTAGTGAATTGCCTGTTGATTATACGGTTTATGGATATCCAATCAGTCAAAGTTGGAATATGGGTATAGGTAGATTTTCTACGGGAGGCGATTTGGTTGGCGCAAGTTGGAATAATAAGACTGAAAGTGGGTCTTTATGGTACGTTAGCGGATCAAATATTACAACAGGTACATCTGCATCTATAAATCAAGGTGGTACATGGTATAATACAGTTCCTTTGACATATCAATATAAATCATCTTCATTTTGTACATCTTCATTTAGTGGAAGTTCACTCATATGTTCACAATCATATGATTATACTACATCTGATATCAATATGGATATTACAAACATTGTTAAAGGGTGGATCTGTGGATGTGTTCCAAATGAAGGTATTATATTAATTAGTTCATTGGAATCAAGTACAACTAATGGAATTGATAGTACAGTTAAATTCTTTAGTAAAGAAACAAATACAATTTATCAACCATATATTGATATTTCTTGGAATGATAGTATATATACAACAGGCAGTATGGTTCCTTTAACTGGAATTGTACCCTATACAGTTGTAATGCAAAATTTATCAAAGGAGTATAAATTTGGAAGCATTCCAAGAATCAATATATTTGCTAGAGAAAAATTTCCATTGAAGAATTTTACAAAAGGATATCAACAAAACAGTTATTTGAGTTCAAGTTTGTTACCATCCGCATCTTATTATTGTGTCAAAGATAATGAAAGTGAAAATATTGTAATTGATTTTGATGATAATACAAAATTAAGTTCTGATGGTAATATTCATTACTTTAAAATAGACACAACTGGATTACCTGTTGAAAGATTTTATAGAATTTTAATTAAAACAACATTTAACAATCAAACTGATATATTTGATAATGGTAATATATTTAAAATAACAAGATAATTATGTCATACCAAAAAGAAATTGAGGATTATGTTAATAATGGTACATATGATTATAAAGTTGATTTATACGGAAACTTTACAATTGATACCAACAATCCTAGTTTTAATTCTAAGTACATTTCATTTACGTTGAATGATTTTGTTTATGATTCTAAGAAAATTGAACAATTGAATCAAGTCACATTTCAAGAGTTTATACCTACAGTAAAATCCAATACGGTTATTGATATTAATATGAATGATATATTCAATCAGACTTCAGACACTGATCCTACAACTAATAAATTAGCAATTACAACTGAAAATGCAGATGAAATTCAATATATTATACAAAAGTTACAATCTGAGAGAGATGATGCAAATAAGAAATTAAATGATATAATTTCAAGACTTGAACCACAATGAATTTTCCATATCCAATAGTAACAAATTTTACATCAAGTGTTAACACTGCTTATTATTTTAATGCGGAGGATGTTAATGTATATAAAGTAAAAACAAACATTAGTGAAAGTTTCTTTGGTAAATCTGAAAAAGATGTAGTAGAATTTTCTTATTATAATTTAAGTGGTGTACAAAATGGATTGACATATAAACAACCAAAAATTATTTATATATCAGATATAGGAAATTACACAGATGTTGATTATAAAAAAGTAAATTATTCTTATAGAAAAACAAAAACTGATTATATTAGTCACAAGAATGACTTTTTGATTGATATTCAATCTGATTTTTCTTCATCAAATATATTTGATGGTCAACACATTGCATCTTATAATTTTCTAAGAAACGTTGCTGGTAATCAATCATTTCCACTAATCATTTCTGAAATATCACCGTCAAGAACTGAATTGAAGTTGGTGCCTGATTTTAGTAAAGTACCAAAAACAGATGAAGAATTGTATCAAAATCTATATTATGAATCATTTATTAGAAAATTAGTATTGGTAAATGATATTACTGATACATTAAATTCACAACTGTTCAATTATAATTGTGAATTTACATATAAGTCTACATTACAAACTTCATCTGAAT